GAGCCGAGGGCCGTGATGATGGCAGCCTGCCCGCCCGTCGTGGCAGGGCTGGCCGGGATGTTGTCGGTGCCGGACCTGACGGCCTGGAGAGTGGCTTCCGTGGCCAAATCGGTCGTGGCAGATGCGGCTTCCCCTGCCTGCGCCGGCGAGCCTAGCGTGGACGCGACCGCATCCACGGCGCCCTTGACGACTTCGTCAACGACGGGCCAGGCTTCCGCTCCGCCAGCGTTCGGAGCACCTTGGTCTACGACACCGATGGTCGGCGCAGGACCAGGCGCATCGACGCTCGTGACGTAGAGCGGTTTGTCTGGGCTGCGTCCCTCGTTAGCCATAGAGTTCGTGTCCCTCCGCGCGCACCGTCACGATGGCCAGGTGCTTGATGGTGCCCGTCTGGCCGCCCATCAGTTCGTCGCCGTCTCGGACGTCGATGACGGTGACGAACGTGGCCGGCGACGTGGTGCGCTTGTTGGCGCGCACGATGGCCTTGACCGCGTTGACGACGGCCGCCCGGAAGGCGTCCGGGCCAGTGATGTCGGCGCCGTCTTGCCACCAGAGCATGATGTCGAGGACCTGGCGGTTCTTGGCTGCGTCACCGCCGACGTTCGCCTCCTCCGTCGGGTTGGCGATGGCACGGATGGAGATGACGCTGTCGGGCGCCGTGCCGGCGGAGACGCGCGCGGAATCGTTCTGGATGGCGGCCCAGCGGCGGTCGTCCCAATGCCTGCCCCATGGGATGTACTGGAAGCGCTGTTTGCGGCCTCCAGCGTTCGTGGTCACCCCGTCGATGAGGGCACCGAGGGATGGGCGCACGTCGAGCGTCATGCCTCACCACGCGTAGTCGCTGCCGTAGTCTGGCATGCCCGTCCTGACGCTGGCGGCCTTGCTGCCTGAGCGACGCAAGTGCCGGACCTCTCGTTGATACATGCTCCACCACCTCGTTCGTTCTAGGGCTTCCTGGGGCACGTCAGCGCGGGAATTTTGGGGATTTGAGAGGACAACCTTGCCCGGCCCACGGACGCGGGAGTCCAGCAGGGCGGCGGCGTAGAGTTCCACGCAGGCCTTGAAGCGGTCCTTCGTGACGGCTGCCAGGACCAGCCACCCGCTGAACAGGACCCTGTCAACGCTGGTAGTGGTGGGGGCCGCTGAGAGGACGACTTGGCCATGCAGAGGGTCCGTGGAGGCAACCGTGGCGGGCGTGTAGACGGCTGGCGCGCCCGTAGATGGGGCACGGAGGTGGATGCGCACATCATCCTTCTCGTTGCCCGAGTTGCTGGCGTTCAAAAGGACGCGGCCGTGCATCCTGGGCGGCAACTCGAAGCGCGTGTTCGTGCCGTCGATGGGGCCCCAGAGGGCGACGTCCTTGATGCGCTCGCTCAGTTCGTGGGTCACGAACGTCTGCGCGCGCGCGATGATGGCCATGACGTCGGCGTCGCTGGCGTCGCGGGTCTGGTCGTAGCCCGTGAGCGCCCGCACCTCGGCGGGCGTCGTGGCTGGCGTGAGCGTCCACGTGACGAAGGACTCACCTGCCATCTAGTGCGGACAGGTATACTCGCGGCAAAAACCTTGGCTGTTTGTTCAGCGAGTTATTATGGACCGATGGCCTGCCTAGTTGGTGGATGCCAAGACGCTAGCCCGATTCGAGGAAAAGGTCAAGCGACAACCCAATGGATGTTGGCTTTGGACTGGCGCCAAGAGCGGAGGGTACGGGGCTCTCAAAACGGGCAGCAGAGTGGATAAAACCGCGAAACCAAGCAAGGCTCATAGCCTTTCGTTCGAGCATTTCATTGGAGGGATTCCAGACGGCCTCGAACTCGACCATCTATGTCGGAATCGAGCCTGCGTCAATCCCTACCATCTTGAAGCGGTGACCCACGCTGAGAACATCCGGCGCGGTGATTGGGCCAAACGGTCAGGCATCGCAGAAGAGAACGCCAAGAAAAACGCCTGCCCAAAGGGCCATGAATACGACTATTTCTGGAACAGAGAAAGAGGATGTCGCACTTGTCGCAGGATGTTCAGTCGTGAAGCAAAGAGGAGAAAGAGGGAAAAGGGACGGAGAAGTGCCGCCTAACTAAGGTGCATTCCGAACATGCCCGATGGCTTCGAGGTCCAGGGCGGCCGTGCCGTACCGAATCCAGGTCACCAACTTGACTTGGTCGCTCTCGGCCTTCGAGACGGCATCGATGGTCGTGTCCGGGCGGCGGCCCCAGGCCTCCCCGATGGCGCGGCGGGCGTCGATGACGACGGCCTGCACCATGCCGGCGGTGGCGGCGTTCGCGTTTGCCAGCGGCGTCACGATGACCTCCATGCCGGCGACGGCGAGCACCTGTCCGGCCTGGACGTTGATGCTCTCGAACTTGATGCCCTCGTCCGTGTCCTTCAAGAGTTGGGCTTCCTGGTCGGGGCCCATGATGACGTGGCTGGGCTTGACCTTGGCCTTGCGCATCTCGGCACGGACGTCCACGATTTTGTCGTACAGGTCCGACAAGTTGCCGGCCGCGGCCAGGTTCACCGTGCTGCCCGCCGCCGCGCCAATCAGGGCAGCGTACACGAGTGCGTCGACCTTCTCGGCGAGGCCTTCCGCCATGTTGGCGATGAAGTCCGCCTCCGAGAAGATGGTCTGGTCCTCGAAGACCTCCGTGGGGACGAGGTCGTAGTCGCCGTACTTGGCGAGCGTGATGGGGTACGTCCCAGTGACGTGGTCCGTCGCAGAGAGGGCGACGCCTTCCGCGATGGGGCCCTGCGCCGTGCGGGGCGACATGAACGGCACTTGCACGACGCTGCCGGCCGAGGCCGTGAGGTCCTCGCGGACAGCCGAGATGATGCCGGCCAATTGGCGTGCAGCGTAGAGCGCCTCGATGACTCGGGCGCTGTAGACGTCCTCGGGGATGAGGTCGGTGACATCCGCAGTCTGGGTCAGACCGAGGACTTGGTGGGGGTGAGCCATGGTGTTCTTTTCCTCCTTGAGTGGTTGGTCCGAGAGCAGCCGTGAGGCTTACTCGGCCGCCTCCAGTGGGGCGAGGATGCGGTCGGTGTTGCGCTGCAACGCCGCCGGCACCTTGCTCTTGTCGGGAGCCGCGAGGCCCAGCGACTTGTAGCGTTGGGCGAGGGCGGCCTTGCGGGCCTCCGCGTCCTTGCCGCTCACGGTCGTCGTGCGCTGCCCGGTGGGGCCGCGCGTGACGGCGGCGGTGTGGCGGCCCAGGCCGAGGCCTGGGGTCACGTCAGCGGCGGCGGGGGCCTTGGGGGCCGCCTTGAACGCCTTGAGCGCCACGAGCATCTCCGCCTTGCTCGGCTTCTCACCGAGGAGGGCCTTGACGTCGGTTCCCTTGGGGGCGGCGGCCTCGACGGCCTCCTGGAGGGCTTCCAGGTCCGCCTTCTCGAACTCGGCGACCTGCGCAGTCAAGGCGGTTGCCTTGGCTGCTTCGGCCGCGAGAGCGGTGGCGTGTTCCGTGGTCTGCTTCAGGGCGTTTGCCTCCAGGGCCGTCACTTTGGCCTGGAGCGACGCCACAAGTTCCTTTTGGTCGCACATGGGGGTCATCTCCTTTGCGTCAATGCCCTGGAGGGCAAGGACTTGGAAGCCTGCCGTCAAGGCGGCGAGGCCGATGCCACATCCGGCGCTATCGGAACAGGCGCCGTTGGGCAGGATGGCGCAGCCGGTGAGGACTGCATCCACGACGCGGAAGTCCCAGAGGGCTTTCTCCTCCGGCGTCGCGGCGGGGGCGAGGACGACGGCGTCGAGTTCGACGCTGACGTTGGGGACGAGGCCGGCGGCTTGGCGGGCCTCGATGAATCCGATGGCGTCCGTGTAGCGTGGGCGCTTCTGTTGGAGCACGAGGTTCGCGCGCAGGCGGACGCCCTCGTCGTCCATGCGGAGTTGCGTGAGGATGCCGACCTCATCGAGGACAGTTTTCTTGTGCTCCAAGTTGACGGGCTTGCCCTCGCCGCCGGGCGCCATCCGCACGAGGACTTCGCGGGGGAAGAAGATGCGTTCGCCATCCGGGTTGCCGATGCCAGGCTGGAACACGCCCTCTCGCAGGATGACGGCATCGAATTGGCGGTCGCCACCGATTTCGTCCGGCACGAACGTCAACGCGATGGCGCGGATGGAGAGCCGACGCTGAGTAGTCGCCTCGGCGGCAGGCTGGGCCTGTGCATCCATCCCTAACTGAAGAAAGGTGGTGGTTGCTATTTCACTTCTTCGAGACGACGCGCCGCATGATGTCGGCCGCCTTGCCCGTGACTTCATGGAATGCGGGCCGCAGGAATGGCTGGGCCGGGACACCGCCTGGCTCGGCGCTGTGCCTGTACCACGGCGGCGTCGGGCCGGGGTCTGTGCGTTGGCCTGTCTGCATGGTGCCGAACTCCTGAAAGGCAGCATACTCGACATTGGTCTTGACGAAGGCGCCTTCCCTGTCCTCGCCGGCCTCGATGCTGCCGCGTAACCGGCCCTCATCCACGGGGGCCTTGGGTTTCGCTCGGCGCTCCATCTCGAAGGCGATTTCGAGGGCTCCGGCGCGGACGTTCTTGTCGTTGTAGGGGTTGGCCTTCATGAGGTCCCCGACTTTGCGCGTGATGGTGGCGCCCAGGCGAAGCGCCACGAGTTACTCCAGTTCCATGTGCGGCCGGAACTCGAAGGCGCCATGGATGATGCAGGTGCCAGTATTCGGCTCTGCGCCAGGCACAAGCGTCTTGCCACACACCGGACAGGCCAAGGGTTCCATGCAGCGACATGCTGGTTCATCTGCCTTAACGGTTCGCTTCCCGGACCAAGGCGACGAGTCGGTCTCGGCCCCTATTCCACCCTCCTTCGAGGGCGGAGGCGTGCGCGTCCTCCTCCCCAATGAGGCCGGAGATGGAGTGGATGGGCACGGCCAGGCCGAGGGTTTCAGCGAAGGCGTCGCCCTTCTCAGCATCCTCGGGGACCTCGCCGTCCTTGACTGGCGTGAGGCGCGTGACTGGTGCGATGGCGCAGCGGCAGCCGGGGTCCCACGGTGGCGCCAACTTGCCGGCTGCTGCGCCGCGCGTGAAGGGCGTGTCGAGTAGGGCGACCTCGCCGTGGGCTGCGAGGTGCTCGGGGCGGACGCGGTCGTCCAGCGTGGCGATGGCTTCTCTGCCGCGCACGACTCCGCTCTTGCGCCATCCCTGGTAACGACCCCAAGAGGCGGCACGGTTCGTCTCCGTCCTGGCGATGGTGTGGACGGTGGCGACGCGGCCTTCCAGCACGGCGTCGAGGCGCTTGGTGATGTCAGCCACGCCTTCACCGGAGCGGACGCCGTCGAGGAGTTCCTGCTGGACGAGGATGCTGGTCTTGGCCGTCAATGACCGAATGCTCCTGAACTCGAACTCCCGGATGAACGCCTGCGCACGCGGGTCGTAGAGGTCGTTGATGCGCAACTCGGCCTCCGCCTTCCCGGCCCCCAAGCGGAAGCCGCGCGCGCTGAAGCGTCGCGCGATGGCGATGAGGTCCGCTTGGATGACTGCCCAGGCCTCCAATTGGAAGCGGTCTGGCGGGGGCACGATGCGCGCCACGCTTCACGCACGGCGGCGAAGGGTTTGAAGGCGCCGGAGCAGCCACGGCTCCAAGTCCCAATGCGTCCACTCCTCGTAGGCGATGCGGCCCTTGCGCGCGGGGCCACCGACGATGCTGCCCGGTGGCCACTCGACGTCGACGTCAACTGGCAGGTGGCGCACCTTGCTGGCCTTGGCCTGG